TTCAATTCCGGGCCTATCAATTGCCGCTCACTAAGAGCGGTTTTTTAATACTTATGTCTATTAACATTCATTTAAAAAAAGATAGCAAAAACGCCAAAACCGGCGCGCTAGCTTTAACAACAACTACCGGCGCGGAATCATGCCCGGAAACTTGTATGCACAAAAAGGCCGGGACTTGTTACGCGATGACCGGCCCGCAATCTTGGCACTGGGCAAAAGTTACCCAGGGCAAATATAAAAACAACTTAACTAGTAATTGGTCGGATTTGTTTGAAGCAATCGAACAATTAAAAGCCGGCGATAAATGGCGGTTAAACGTTAGCGGCGATTTAATGCCCGGCGGCATCGATGAAAACGGCCTTGACATAGCAAACCCGGAATATATAGCCGGACTAGTTAAGGCAAATAATGCAAGTAAAGCAAAAGGTTATACATACACGCATTACAGCATTAAAAATAAAAGCAATTTAAACTCACTTAAATTTGCTAACAAAAACAACTTCACAATCAACACCAGCAACGAATCATACGAAGCCGCGGACGAATCAAGAGCTCAAGGTTTACCAACAACCCTAACCCGGCCCGATAATGAAAAAATCCCGGCCCGATCACCCGCCGGTTATAAATTGCAAATATGCCCGGCGCAGTTAAACAAAAACATAACCTGTGAAAAATGCCGCGCCTGTGAAGTTGCAAACCGCGAAGAAATAATTGTATTTTTAGCCCATTCAGCAAGAAAAAACAAACTAAACGAATTAATAAAATAAGGTTTTTTAAAAAATACCAGGCAAAAACAATAAATTTAAAATTTTAGTGGGAAATCCAGGACTAAAACCCGCAAGGACGCAGCCAAGGACGCAAGGACGTATACAAGGACGCAAGGACGTATACATACCCATAACACATAACACAAGGACGCATTCATGGGGAGAATCATGCCTACACTACAGTGTTACAATGCCATCTACGCCAAGGACGGAGAGAGGCTAACCGCAAATTATTACGCGAGTGACGATGAGCTTGCCGCTTGGAAAGCTTTAAATTTTTGTAAAAACAACAACTTCAAATTAATAGACGTAATACCAATGAAGTATTTTCCAAACAACTGGCAAGCAATCAAGGACGCAGATGAGCGTCTTTTTAAATCTTTACCATATGAACAACTTGTAGCATGGAAGGATGATTACGTTTTACCCTCTTCAATTTTTTGTTTAATAAGAGAAATAAATCCTAAGACAAGAAAAGTAACAGAGTATACATACTCATCTGAGAGTGCAGCCAAGGCCAAGTTTGTATCTTTAATGAACCGTGGTGCAGAGTTTATTGTTTGTCATCACGGAGCAATAGAACACCTATATCCAGAGGACTTATGAAACAGCGGACACAAGATGTGGTGGTTAACCGTTTATGTAATGAAATCAAAACACATCCGCACAGGGAGCAATTACTCGCATTAATCTACGAGCAACAGATGGACCAATTATCGGTTCGATCAATTCCCAGCACAAAATGACTTGTATTTTCAATAAAGGTGGCCTATACATAGGCAAAGATGAGCATGATGTTACAAATGCTACAACTATTAACCCAATAATTGATATATGTATCCATTTATGGAACTACCGTGTAGAATATAGTTACATGCAACCATCTAAAACCGATGAAAAGCATAACAAGACCATCAGATTTACAAATGGACAAAATGCTCCAGGCGATGATGGTCATACGCGAGCTAGACAGGAATAGTAAGAGTCAAGAGCTACCTATACAGGTAGTTTCTTTGTTTTTATATATTGCTTCTAGAAACAACTGCAACAAACAAGATGCAGAAGATTATCTCGCAATGCCAAAAGCTAGTGCATCTCGTAATACAGATTGGCTATCAAGGACACACTTTCTTGGCCGACCAGGTTTAAATCTGATACGCAAAGAGGTAGATCCAAATGATAGAAGGAAATCAACTCTACGCCTTACTAGGAAAGGTAGAGATCTTGTAGAAAAATTATCTTCCATCCTCTATGACTAGTTCAGCAGCCACATTCAGTGACATCGAACAAGTTTTTGAATTTAGTTTCAACAACAAGTACACATGGAAACACAACAAGAATACTCACAAGAGTATGAAGAATTGTCGTAACCATGTATACAAACATCTTGGTAATAGATTTCCAATAGAAAAAACTGACCAGGGTGCAATGGATTATCTTTATGATCTTATGGTCGAACAGGATGCATCCAACACATTGTTCAATAGATGTAAAACAGCACTGCAAACCGCTCTTAACTTCAGTGTATCTAGAAAAAAGATATTCACTGATATCAGAGAGCCACACATAAACAGCCAGGGCATGTTTCATTTTGAATCAAAACCCGAAGACCGTGTACCACAACCTGTCATACAAAAAGAAGAGGCAGAACGTATGATCATTGCTGCACAAAACCATTTTGGTGGTAACTTAGCTGATGCTATAGCTATCAGTGTTTACAGTGGTATGGGTTACGATGAATGGACGCAGCTGCAAGCATGCGACATACATTGGGGTGATGTGCCATTTATATGGGTTGGTAACAGACCAGACTTTACTTTAAAACGTGATGTAAGGAAAAGAAAAATACCACTTGTTGGTGAACTAACAGGTCGTAAACTAATTCCTATCATTAAGAAAAGATACGAGGATGCCAAGGGAACTAGCATCCCATTATTTGGTGATGATTGGACTAATGCTGATCAACACCGCAGAGAGTTTAACAAAGTAAAAAACTTCTGCAATATCAATCCACATGTCACACCGTATTGTTTACGTCATAGTTTTTGTACCTGGCTAATCCAGGCTGATGTTGCTTTACCAAAAGTACAAAGGCTCATGGGCCATGCACAAATAACTACAACGATGAACTACATACATGTAGCTGACAATGACCTAGCCAATGCTATTGAAAGATTATGAAAAACACTGAAGATGCTGCCAAACTGTACATCCCAGACCAGGGAATGTTTACACAAAAGGAACTAGATTTATTTCTGGATTATTCCAGGGGTAAAAAAATACGAAGCGACAACATGGAAGAATGGATCGCTATTAACTTACGATTCAAGGATCACAAAGAAGCTTGCGCTAAATACGGAATTGTAGGTGTTGGTTGTTTTAGATACTACAGAAAATAGTTTCACAATCGACAGCTGCAATAAATTTACATTTACACTTAATAAACATGCCAACTCCTTCTCAAATTGATGAGGAGTTTTTGTTTGAGCGGAAATTAATAGACGGAGGATTGGAGAAGTTTCGTAAAGATACATTAAAACTAGAAAAATTATCATATGCTTCTGCAACTGTTTATGGTTCCAGTTCAATCGAGAACTTGTTACCACTCTTTATTAAATATATTAAAGAAAAAACTGCACAAAGACTCAAGAATGCGTCAGGTCATAGATTGCATTTACTACATAATTACATACTAAAAATAGATCCAGAGAGTGCAGCTGCAATCACGAGTAAAATTGCATTTGACAAAGTATTTTCCTACAGAAAGGAAGAGAGCTCAGTTTGTAAGATAACAGAATCAACTGGCCGAGCTATTGAAGCCGAGCTCCAGATGAGATATTACGAGGAATGCAATCCAGGATTGTATACCACGTTAAAGAAAAACTACTGGCATCAATCAAAAGGCACTGAGTACAAACGCAAAAGCATGCAAGTGCTAATGCAAAAGCAAGATATACAACCCTGGGAAGCTTGGACTCCAGCAACAAGAGTAAAGGTTGGTGGTTGGTATATCGATGCATTGTGTGAATCGTCAGGATGGTTTGAGGTATTACCTTTTTATACAAAAAATAGAACAGAGAATCGCCTTGTACCTACAGCTGAATTTATAAAACACAAAGATGAAATCGTAAAGATTGCTGAGTTATTTAGCCCATTAAATTGGCCTATGTTAATAGAACCAAGAGATTGGAGCCCGGTGCATGCTGGAGGATATTTTCTTAATGAATTAACTAGATGTAATGACTTCGTAAGAAAAGGGCCACCCCTCCCTGTACAGGGGAAACTCATTTACGATTTTATTAACTCGATACAAAAGGTAAAGTATCGATTAAATCCCTTTATTGTTGATGTAGCTGAATCTTTGGAGCAGCTGCAACGTGGTGTTGGCAAGTTTCGCCCCATCATGTATACCGAGATACCACCTAAACCCGCAGATATAGATACCAACCCAGAAAGTAAGAAGCGTTGGAAGCGGGATGCTACTAAAATCAACAACGCAAACGCACAGGAGTTTAGAAAAAGTTGTCGTACCAGGATGACAATGAACTGCGTAAAAGAATTTAAAAACAAACCATATTATTACTTGTGTTTTAGTTGTGACTATCGTGGTCGCATCTATCCCATCCCATCAGTTCTTTCAACGCAAGATACTGATTTTGGAAAGGCCCTGGTAAGGGCAGGGGACGAGGCACAAGTAACTCCTGATGCTATTCATTGGTTAAAGTTTCAAGTTGCTACTACTTATGGTCTTGATAAAAGCACTATGGAAGAACGACTTGCCTGGACTACAAATAACCATGACCTTATTGAAAAGGTTGCTACTGATCCTATAGGTTGTTTACCTACCTGGGAAGTAGCAGAAGAACCTTTCTGTTTTCTCGCAGCTGCAAGAGAATACTACGAAATAGTTATTGCTAAGACCAGGACAACTACTGGTTTATGGGTAAGTGTAGATGCTACATCGTCAGGATTACAGATCCTGGCAGGCTGTAGTAAAGATCTATCAACAGCCAGGTTAACTAACTGTGTACCAGGGGAAAAACCCCAGGATGCTTATAAAGTTGTAGCCGAAGCTGCAAAACCTAACATACCAAAAAGGTTTTGGAAGATATGGGATAGGAAAAATGTAAAACGTGTAGTGATGACATTACCTTATTCAGCCAAGATATCATCCAACATGCAATACATAAGAGAAGCTTTGCAAGAGAAAGGTATTGACCCTACACCAGAGGAGATATCGCAAACTGTCAAAGCTGTTAGAGAAGCTATGAACAATATCTTTCCTGGACCCATGAAAGTCATGGCTTGGATAGAAAGTGAAGTAGCTAAAGCTATAAAACGAGGAGCGGACCAACTTGTATGGGAAACACCATCAGGTTTTAGAGTCGTTCAAAGACTAATGAAGAAAGATACAGAGACAGTAGAGCTAAAACTACTGGGTAGATGTCGAGTAAAGGTAGGAACTGGAGAGTTAGAAGTAGATCTTAACCACCATAAGAATGCAACTAGCCCTAACTTTATACATAGCCTTGACTCTGCATTGTTAGCACTGACATGCACCAAAGCAAAAGGTGTAGATGTGAGTCTGATACACGATTGTATCTTAGCGAAAGCAACTGACATGACATTGATGTCATCACTCATTAGAGAAACATATAAAGAAATCTTTACAGAGCATGATCCTCTACGAGATTTCGCCAAAGCAATAAATGCTGAAACGGAACCTCCATATGTTGGAGATCTAGATCCGTCATCAGTTATAAGTTCAACATACTTTTTTTGTTAATGACTAGAGAAATCCACCTAACTAAAGAACCGATAACCTTAGAAGGTTTTCAAGCTATCCTCAAGCCAAGTCAATATGGCTATTGTTTAAGTACAATATTTGATCCAGGTATGATAGAGAAACTCGAAAAAGAAAGAGAAGAGGGACTCAAGTGGGCCGAATCAAAACTTAAAAATAAAAAACGTGGCGTACTAAAACCAGAGCCCTGGGAAGAGGTAGATGAAAACAAGTTCATGGTTAAATTTAAATGGAAGGAAGAAAAAAAACCTATTATTGTAGACACCGAGGGTACACCTGTAACAGATGCGGCTATTCCGCTCTACAGTGGCTCGAAAGTCAAGATAGGCTTTGTACAGAAGCCATATGTGCTGAAGGACAATGTGACCTATGGAACAACTTTGAAACTCACCGCTGTCCAAATTGTTTCTGTGAAGAGCGAGGCGGGGACAGACGCGGGTGATATTACAGAGGAGGAAGCAATAAATTTATTTGGTACATCAAACGGTTATAAAGTTAGTGATCCTACAGTTTCTGTAGAAACTACACCATGTTCCGTAGAATCTGACGATGACTTCTAATGTTTAGAAGCAAGTTAGAAGAAAGCGTAGCTGACATTTTGTTTGAAAATGAAGTTAGATTTGATTACGAAGAAGATAAAATACCATATGTCCTGGAAAAGAATTACATTCCAGATTTTAAATTACCAAACGGTATATATTTAGAAGCCAAGGGCCTATGGGATAGTGCTGATAGACGTAAGATTTTAGCTGTTATAAAACAGAATCCTAAAATAGATCTTCGTATGATCTTTCAAAATCCATATCAAAAAATCAGTAAGAAAAGTAAAACAACATACGCAAAATATTGTGACCGCCACGGTATAAAGTGGTGCGCGTCATACCTGATTCCTGTCGATTGGTTTCAATAATGGAATCAGAATTTATAGAACATACACCATGCCCAGTTTGTGGTAGCTCTGATGCAAATGCAGTGTACACAGATGGGCATACATTTTGTTTCTCGTGTCGAACCACCACAAGAGGCGATAGTAAACAAACATTCATGAACGATGTACAACTCAAAGGCATGCCGACCAGACTCGGCAAAAGGCAGATCAGCCAAAAAACATGCGAATTTTACAAAGTCTACAAAGACGGAGATACCTTACGCTTCCCTTATTTCACGAGCAGTGGAAAAATTCAAGGCTTTAAAGTAAAAAATAAGCAAAAAGAATTTTATTATGAAGGCAACACCACCGACACTTTATTTGGACAACACCTCTTCCAAGATAGAGGTAAACGAATTGTACTTACAGAGGGCGAACTCGATTGCTTATCTTGTTATGAAGCGATGCCTGGATGGCCTATGTGCAGCATTAGCCACGGTTGTGCGGGTGCTAAAAAAGATGTACAAAAGCAGATACCATTTTTACAGGGCTACGATGAGGTCGTTATATTCTTTGACAATGACGATCCAGGAAAGAAGGCTAGTGAGGAAGTGGCATCGATCCTCCCACCAGGGAAAACTAAGATTGCTCTCCTCGATGGTAAATATAAAGATGCATCAGATGCTATGCAGGCTGGAGACTCTGAGGCAGTACGAAAAGCAATATGGAATGCAAAGGCTTACACGCCTGACAACATTGTTTCAGGACAAGAGCTCAAAAAAATAGTAACCACACCAACAAAACCATGTGACCAGGAATATCCATTTACTGGTCTACAAAAAATGGTTGGAGGTATTGAGTTCGGTACGCTTACAACTATCACGGCTGGCACAGGTATTGGTAAGTCCAGTTTGTCCAGGCAGTTGGCAGCATACTTACTAGAAAAAGGAGAAACTGTAGGTTACCTGGCATTAGAGGAATCTAATAGACAGACAGGTCTTGGTCTTATGTCAACTTCCCTGGGTAAAGCATTTCATGTTGGAGAACACAACGCAAAAGTATTGGAAGAAGCATATGACAAAACAATTGCTAATTGGAATTTATTTTTATTTGATGGCTTTGGCTCTTATGAAGCTGATCTTATTTACAACCGCATCGAGTTCCTTGCCTGTGGATTGGAGTGTCGTTTTATATTCCTAGACCATTTGTCGATATTACTCAGTGGACAGCTATTGGATAATGAGCAGAAAGCAATATCGATTGTGATGACTAAGCTGCGATCTTTAGTAGAGCGCACAGGCATTGCATTATTCCTGGTTAGTCATCTTCGTAGGACTATGTCAGATACTAATCATGAAGAAGGAGCTCGCGTCACGTTGGGTCAATTAAAGGGAAGCTCAAGCATTTCTCAATTAAGTGATGTTGTCCTAGCCCTGGAAAGAAACCAGCAATCGAGCGAAGATTTTACTGATACAACTACCCTTCGGGTCCTTAAAAATAGAAGACTTGGTACTACTGGCGTAGCTACAACTCTAAATTTTGATCCGAATCAATGTAAATATATAGAAAATGCTGATTTTTGATATAGAAACTAATGGATTACTGCAAGATTTAACCGAGATACATTGCCTGGCAATACATGACACTGAGACAGGTAAGACAGAGTCATTTAATGATCAGCCTGGTAAGTACGACATTATTAGAGGAGTACATTACCTAGAAGAAGCTGATGCTATAGCTGGGCATCACATTATTGGTTTTGATATACCAGCAATCCAGAAAGTCTACTCATGGTTTACGCCACCACGCTATAAAGTCGATACTCTATTACTGTCCAGGTTAATCCATCCAAACATCATGGACATTGATAAGAAAAGAGAATGGCCCTATATGCCACTACAACTATATGGAAAACATAGTTTAGCTGCATATGGCTATCGACTTGGAGAGTACAAAGGCGAATTTGGAAAGACATCAGATTGGAGTATGTGGTCACAAGAAATGGAAGACTACTGCGTCCAGGATGTCAAAGTAACAGAAAAATTATGCAAACATTTTCACCCCTACCTGATTGGCTCCAATTAGAACATGATGTTGCTGAGATTTTTACAGAGCAATACAAACATGGATGGAGTTTTGATGTCGCAAAAGCACAACAACTCGAACAAACTCTCCGAAGCGAAATGGAGGAGCTTGATGGAGTTCTTCGCAAACAATTCCCTTTCGTTGCCGGAACGTTGTATGTACCTAAACGAAGCAACAGGACACAAGGATACATCGAAGGATGTGAAATCCAAAGAATAAAAGAAACAAACTTTACTAGTAGGGACCACATAGCATGGATACTACAAACACATCTGGGGCAGAAGCTTCCGCAGCTGACGATGAATGGCAAGCCAGAGATTTCGGAAGTGACATTACAGGAGATGAACTTGCCCTTCTCAAACAAATGTGCCAGGATTTTGGCTCTGAAAAAGCAGCTTGGCATGCTCTCAGAAGGCGTAAACGCTTATCTGAAGTTATCCACGACTGCTGAAAGATTGCACCACACATGTGCTGTAACTTGTGCAACACATAGAACAAGTGCAAACAAACCAAACTTACAGCAAGTGCCTAGTGACAAGGCATTTCGTGAACTGTTTAGAGCTACACCAGGACAATACCTGGTATCAGCAGATCTAAGTGGTATCGAACTAAGAATGTTGTCACATTATCTAACTAGATATGATGGCGGTAGATATAGAGACATACTGCTAAACGGTGATATACATCAAACAAATGCAGATGCAATTGGTGTATCCAGGCGTTTAGTTAAAACTATTTCGTACGCTATAATTTATGGAGCATCTTTTCAAAAATTAGGACATACATATGATCAGTCTCTCACCATCGAAAGAGCTAGGGCTAAAGGTAAAGAAATCAAAGAAGCATTCATTGCCGCTATTCCTGGCTTTGCAGAACTACTGGCACAAGTTCGTCAGAAATCTATGCAAGGCTATATAAAAGCTATTGATGGCCGAAAAATATATGTAGATAGCCCACACAAGGGCCTTAATTTTTTACTCCAAAGTTCCAGTGGTGTTCTCGCGCGGCGATGGATGCTCCTGGCAAATAAATCAATAAAGGAAGTTGGTATCCGTGCTCACCAACTCGCGTTTGTACATGACGAAATAAATTTTGAGTGCGAAGATAAATATATTAATGATCTTAAATTCACCCTTGAACACTCTGCCGCAGAGGCAGGCGAATATTACGGACTTAGATGTCCAGTTGCAGCTGAAGCAAAATCAGGAAACAACTGGAGCGAAGTCCATTGACACGAATAGGAAAGGAGATTTCTGGGAATATCATGTCGCATTGGAAGCCTGGCGAAGAGGTGCAGAAGTATTTATGAATATTGGAAGAACAGGTAAAACTGATCTTGTATTAGAGAAAGATGGCAACTTACTAAAGGTTGACGTTAAACAAATGAGAAAACAAGATGGCGTATGGAAATCTTGTGGTAGAAAAAAATATGATTCACATCATGTCTTGGTAAATCCAGAAACTAAAGAAATTAGATGGATTAAAGGCTGGATACCAGCGGGATGGGAAAACTTTTGGTAAAACTACTGATTGATTGTGATTTTATAGTCTATAAATCATGTGCAGCTACAGAAGACGAATTAGATTTTGGTGATGACGTAATTGTTGTTACATCTAGGTTTTCTGACGCTATGAAATGCACAGAACGTGCTTTACAGCAGATAGTTGATGAATTTGGTGCTTTTGACGAGATGATCTTGTTTTTTAGTAGCCCTAATAATTTTAGGAAAAAAATTTTTACCGATTACAAGGGATCAAGAACTCGAAAAAAGCCCTGTGGATATAAAAGAGTCATCAAGGAATTAGAAAATAGATACAAAGTCATACGCATGCCCCAGCTAGAGGCAGATGATGCTTTAGGTATTTACCAGACTAAGTATCCAGGCAACATAATTGTCAGCCCAGATAAAGATTTACGTCAGATACCAGGGCAACTTTATGACTTTAAAGAAAAAACAACTATAACAGCAGAGCAGGGAGAGCAATTTCATGCATTACAAATGGTTTCTGGTGATAACACTGATGGTTACACAGGTATTCCAGGTGTAGGTATGAAAAAAGCTACAGCATTGTTTGATAACAATGGATATACCTGGCAAACAGTTGTACAAGCTTATGCAGAAAAAGGTTTAGACGAAAGTCATGCCCTGATGAATGCACGTTTGGCAAAAATTCTCACGGTAGATGATTATGACGAAGAAAAAGGAGAACCAATCTTATGGACCCCCACCGCCGATTACGTCTTTGACGGCAGAGCAAGATCTAAGGTTGCGGCTAATTAAAGACAGCCTGGAAAAGGAAACAGCTACAAAGGAGGACATAATTATTGTCTTCCTTGCATTACAAAAACAGAATTTTATTTTAGGAAATTGTTTAACGAACCTATTGGAAAACTGGCCGACAACAAAGGACCAGGATACTATAAAAGAGGACCCATTGATACTTGGGATTTTATTCGCCAACAAGAATTGGGATATCACCTCGGAAACGTAATTAAATATGTATGTAGAGCAGGCCATAAAGGTGATGCTATTGAAGACTTAGAAAAAGCCATCCATTATTTAGAAAATGAAATTGAGAACAGAAGGGCAGCCCAACCCGATAGTTAAAGTAGGGCGAGTACAAGATTGGCTAGATAATCCTGTTGGTAAGTTGCCTGTCAGCTGTACAACTTTTAAAGTTATGGACAGTATGAGTGAAGGCGAAGACTCTATTGAAGCATCCTGGAGATTTGTATCCTGGGGACTTCGTAATGGAGCAGGCGTAGGGATAACTCTAGATGAAATCAGACCAGAAGGTCATGTCAACGACAAAGGATTATACGCAAGTGGTCCTGTGTCATTCGCAAAAATATATTCAGCATTAAATGAAACACTTAGACGCGGTGGTGTCCAAAAGATTGGCGCGGTTACGTTACATCTTTCTATTGACCACCCTGATATTGTTACCTTCGTGCGGGCAACCAGATCGGAACTCCCCTGGGTTAAACGATGTGTTGACCTCACCGAAGCCAAGTGGATTGCTTCAGCAGCTTCAACAAAGGAAGAAATTATTAGAGGAATTGCAAGAGGAGACATTTGGTTAAATAAAATCAAGCACAACAAGCATGGCGAAAGACTTTTGTCGAATGTATGTTTAGAGGTTTACACCCTGTCCAGGGGGACCTGCTTGCTTTCTCATGTAAACATGGGCGCGTGTCATGTTGGTATGTTAAAGACAGTGTTTGTAGATGCAATGACAGAGCTATGTCAACTGCATGGTAAGACAGGTGTTGGTGGAGAATATTTAACACCAGCTGTAGATAAACAAGTTGGACTAGGTATTCTTGGCCTTGCAAACTTCCTGGCATATAACAAAGTTACATACAAAGAATTTGGTGATGCACTAGAGCTAGTCAACCAGGGCAAGTATGCACTAGGTACAGCTGGCGTGTTAGCACATGAGTTCCAGGAGGCTATCGATGCTGCTAGTGATGTTGCATATTTATATGGTATGGAAAGAGCATATTGTATAGCTCCTACAGCATCATGTAGTTATAGATCAAAAGATCTTCTTGGATACACAGCTACACCTGAGATAGCACCACCTATAGATAGAGTTGTATCCAGGGACAGTGGTGAACTAGGTGTAGTCGATGTGAACTATGGACCAGATATAGAGATAGCGAGAGAAGTAGGATGGGATGTTTATAAGAAAGTTGCTGATGAAATAATGACTATGTATGAGAGAACTGGATTGCTTCATGGCTATTCATTTAACTCTTGGTCGGACATGGTTACTTATGATGAAGCATTTATAGAAGAATGGCTGCAATCGCCACAGACAAGTTTGTATTACAGTTTGCAAGTTGGTGGCGATACCCAGGACAAGACTTCAGCTTACGCTGCACTTGACGAAGAGGACGTAGAAAACTACTTGACAGATTTGTTTACAAAAGAACCCGACCCAAACGCAACACCCGATCCTAATTACAAGATTGAATGCTACGGCTGTGAACAATGAACCCTTACGAAAAATTATTAAATAGAAAAAGGAAATGGACTCCTGTCCAAACCACCAAAGGAGTATTAAAAGAAGGTGCAGAAGAAACCATCTACCGTTGCCTCTCAGTACGTTGTCTGGAGTTGCCAGTTGGAGCGTACATTTCTGAGGCACTTGAAAAAGGCGTACCCGATAAAGCTAAAGAGCTTCTCTTATCGAATGTTAAGGATGAAGAGAATCATGACAAGGCCCTGGGATATATAGTAAATGCACTAGGCACAGATAAAAAGGCAGAGAAAGAAGCACAGGTCCTAATGAAAGCCTGGAATGATCATCCTGACCACAGTGCATTGAAAGCACTAGTTTTAGAAAGAAGTATATTTTTTGTGATATTACCTTTCTTTAGATTTAATGGTGATGCTGGATTGAGAACAGTATCAGCTGACATATCTAGAGATGAACAGATCCATGTTGCAACTAACAGCCTGGTATGTGCAGAGCTAGGATACAAACCTAGTCCTAGCCTGGACAAATTAAGAAAGGCAACTATCAGTTGGATTATGCAACCCCTGGGTGAGCATGAAGATAAATATATAAATAAAAAATTTTGGATGAGTGCTAGTGACAGATTGATGTACGAAGGCAAAGCACCAGAATTAGCACAAACCAAGGCAGCCAGAATGCCTGCTTTCTTTGAGCATACAAATGAAAATCTCCCCCAATACGCTTAAGTTAGAGGACGAAAGAGTAGACCAATTGGTGAAGCGAGTCGAGGAAAACTTTAAACCTTCGCCAATCCTACCTTCAGATTCAATAGAAAAAATAATGTATCAAGCTGGTCAAACCAGTGTGATCGAATATATCAAAAATCAATTACAAGAATAACAATGTGTTTTTTTAGTAGACGTACACCAAGTCCCCCTCCAGCTGCTGCTGCATTACCACCAGCTAAAGCTCCAGATCCTGTTGTAGATACATCAGTACCAGAGGCAAAAAAACTTACTGACGTAGATGACGTTAAGAAAGTTAAGTATGGTGATGCTGGTAATAAAAAGGCATCACAAAATGCCAAAAAAATAGGATCAGATTCCTTAAAAATTAATTTGAATACGCCTGCTAAAGGTGGTTCAAGCGGAGGATTGAATGTATAAAGCTCGTGAAAGATACGATCAACTCGCTAGTGATAGAAGTGAATTTCTTGACATGAGTGTTCGATGTTCTGAGCTAACCCTCCCTTATCTAATACATGACGATAATTTATACAAACAATCTAGAAAAAGTCTAAACAAACCTTTTCAATCTACTGGTGCAAAATGTTGTACAACTTTAGCAGCAAAGCTTATGTTGGCATTACTACCAGTGCAAACTACATTTTTTAAATTACAAGTAAAAAGTGACAAGATAGGAGAGGAGATAGATGCAAAAATAAAAAGTGAATTAGATCTTTCTTTTTCGAAAATTGAAAGAACTATCATGGACTTTATAGCTGCATCTAATGACAGAGTTGTATTACACCAGGCATTAAAACATTTAATAGTTGGTGGTAACTCATTGATATTTATGGGTAAAGAAGGTTTAAAAAACTATCCATTAAATAGATATGTAGTTAATCGTGATGGTAACGGTAAGGTATTAGAGATCGTTACGAAAGAACTTATAAGTAGAAAACTTATAGAAGATAAATTACCACCTAAAAAAACAAATACAGGTATAGACGAATCTAAAAATCGTAATGATGATGTAGAAGTATATACATGTGTTAAATATGAAAAGGACGGTAAATTATACAGATGGCATCAAGAATGCGAAGATGTGATATTAAATGGTAGTCAAAGTATGGCCCCAGAAGATGCTAATCCCTGGCTCGTTCTTACTTTTAATCACACTGATGGAGAAGCATACGGACGTTCAAGGGTTGAAGAATTTATTGGTGACTTTGAAACATTAGATGCACTTACCCAGGCATTAGTTGAAGGTAGTAGTGCAGCTGCAAAAGTTATTTTTCTTGTCAATCCATCTTCACCAATCAAGCCAGCAAATTTAAGTTTGAGTGGTAATGGAGCTATCATAGCTGGTAGACCAGAAGATGTTGGTGTTGTTACTGTGGGCAAAACCCAGGATTTTGCAACAGCCGCACAGCAGATTCAAAATATCGAAAAAAGATTAAACGAAGCATTTCTTGTATATACACAAAGACAGGCAGAAAGAGTTACTGCTGAAGAAATAAGAACTACACAGTTTTTATTAGAACAACAACTCGGTGGATTATTTTCATTACTGACTACCCAGTTCCTCAAACCATATTTGTCTAGGATACTTTTAGTATTAACTAGATCAGGGCAAATACCTGATTTACCAAAAGATTTAGTACAGCCACAAATTGTAGCTGGTATAAATGCATTAGGTAGAGGATCAGATGCACAGCAGTTAACAACCTTTATGGGAACTATTGCACAAACTGTTGGACCAGAAGCATTAATTAAATATATAAATCCACAAGAAGCTATCAAAAGACTTGCAGCTGCACAAGGTATAGATGTTCTTAATCTTATTAAGACACCTGATCAAATGCAGGCAGAGAAGGATGATCAAATGAACATGATGACACAGAAGTCACTTCTTGATCAAGCCGGTCAACTTGCTGGCACTCCAGTATTAGATCCATCAAAAAACCCTGATGCCTTGGAAACAATCAACCAGGTAACACAAGGAGCACTTTCACCCCAGGAATAAATTATGGCAGAAACTTTAACTATAGATAATACACAGGACAACACTGTACTTACAGAAGAAGAACAGGATTCACTACAAGTTGGTGAACAGATTACAGAAGAACAAAATAATCTTCTAGCTGGTAAGTATGAGAATGCAGAGCAACTAGAAAAAGCCTACATAGAACTACAAAAAAAATTAGGCCAATCTGAAGAAGAAGAAGAGTATGAAGGCGAAGCAGAAGAGTATGAAGAAGAGTATGAAGAAGAGGGAGAGCTTTCAGAAGGTGCAACATTAATTACTGAAGCTAGTGCAGAGTGGGAAGAGACAGGAGAACTAAGTGCAGAAACTCTTGAACAATTCCAAAGTATGTCTAGTACAGATTTAGTGAATGCATACGTTGAAATGTCCCAGCTAGTAGATGAAACAGAAGGCGAAGTTGAGGTAGAAGATTTATCAGATGCTGACATTAACACTGTTAAAAATGTCGTTGGTGGTGAAACAGCATATAATAATCTTATGACTTGGAGTCAAAATAATCTCTCTGAGTCAAAAGCAGCGGCGTTCGATTCACTAGTTGAGTCAGGAAATGTAGAAGCAATCTCATTAGCAGTAGAAGGATTACAAGCCAGATACGAAAAAGCAAATGGTTACGAAGGAGAAATGGTAACAGGTAAACCACCTGTAGAAAATGGTGATGTGTTCAGAAGTCAAGCTGAATTAGTTGCTGCCATGAGTGATCCTAGATACGATTTAGACCCTGCATATCGCATGGATGTCGTAGAAAAACTTGACAGATCAAATATAGAATTTTAATTATGCCAAGTGGACCAGGGACCTATGGGTCCAAGAAGGGTAGACCACCTTTACCTAGAACACCTAATGCACCTTCAATAAAAGCAACTGGCATGCCGCCAGAAATAAAAAAAAAGCTTAAGGAGGCTTTAGAAAAAAGTAGAAAGGCAGCTAAAAAAGCAGCTACTAAAGCAGCTTCTGAAGCAGCACAAAAACGAAAAACAAAAAAAACAAGAAAGCCTAAATATAATCCATACGGACCAGGCCGCATGAATCCTACGAAAGCCTCTTATGGTACAGGACCATGACAAAACATTTAAGACTACAAAAAATTTATCCATCCAGAAAAATGAAAGTAATTAACTATTGGGAATATGCAGAAAAGCTTAATGGCCGTCTTGCCATGCTTGGCTTTGTTGCTGCCGTTGGTGCATACGCATGCACAGGTCAGATCATCCCAGGGGTATTCTGATTGGACATTGTCTTGTGGTGAATTTTTCGCAATACAATACGAAGTTTTATCTGATAAAAATTTACCCAGGGCTGCACAATTAGGACTTGTATCATTCTTTGAAACAAAAGTAAAAGAAGATTGTTCAAACAAAATTTTAAGTTAAATGCCTTATTCAAAATATTCACCTAAACAAAAAGGTTTAGCAGCATTGTCTGGTAATAAAAAAAAGATAGACAGTGGTGATCTAAAAGTATTGAGATCATTAAAAACAAATGGCAAAAAACGTAAGCCTAAAAATAGGAAAGCATAAAAGTAGAACTGGCGGTCTTACAAAAGCAGGCCGAGAAAAATACAACAGAGCTACTGGCTCAAACCTCAAGGCTCCACAGCCTGGAGGAGGACCTAGAAAAAGATCATTCTGTGCTCGCATGTCGGGCGTGAAAGGTCCAATGAAAAAACCAAACGGCAAGCCTACTAGAAAGGCTCTTGCCCTTCGTAAATGGAAATGTTAACTAATGGCACACAAAGGTAAAGGTTCTTGCAAAGGAACAAAAAAAGGAGGAAAGAAGTATGGCCGCTAAACGTGGACTCTATGCAAACATACATGCAAAAAGAAAAAGAATAGCAGCAGGCTCTGGCGAAAAGATGCGTAAGCCTGGATCTAAAGGAGCTCCTACAGCTGCAAACTTTAGACGTTCAGCACTAACTGCAAAAAAACCAAGAGGTAAAAAATGAGGTCTGAGGAACTTTTCGATGAACTTATGAGTTCTGTTATCTTTACACCTGATAAAGAATTTGTTGAGAAGGTTAATAAAAATAACCAAAAAATTGAAAAGGACATTCCTTTGTACCCAGAACCAGAAGGGGAACCTTCTTACTAACGTTACGTCCGTTCATCCTTCGGGACGCATGACAACTAAGCATGGAACGGGGCTTAGTATATGGAGATAACCATGAAAGTTACTTTCGTATATCGTGGCGTTGCTTACACAAGAATAATCGGTTAAGCGATCCTGGGAGGTGCAACTCCTCCCTATTCAATTTGGCTTTTAGCCCTTCGAGGAGGATACCTATTAGCCGTCATGACGGTAGGAATAGACTACTAACCGGGAGTCTCAGGTTAGACCAAATGAGATTCAAACAAATCTAGATCTAGAAGCGATAATTTATACCTTTACTTTTAGGAAAGAAAAATGGCACAACAGAGTACAGCCCATCAGGCTTCTGTTACTATGCCTGCTGCTAGTAATAGCACAGGTGATAGAAGAGCCCTATTGCTAAAATTAGCAACTGGGGAAATGTTTAAAGGTTTCCAGCATGAAACAATTGCTAGAGATCTTGTGATGAAGAGAACATTAAAGAACGGTAAGAGTTTGCAGTTCATCTATACTGGACGCACTAAAGCTGAGTTCCATGTTCCAGGAAATAGCATATTGGGTAATAGTGATGGAGCACCTCCAGTTGCAGAAAAAACTATAACTGTTGACGAGCTCCTTATTTCAAGCGCATTTTTATATGAGCTAGATGAAACACTTGCACACTTTGAGTTAAGAGGAGAGATCACAAAGAAGATCTCCTATGCTTTAGCAGAAAAGTATGATCGCCTTGTTTTCAGAGCAATCACACGCGGAGCAAGAGCAGCTTCTCCAATCACTAAATCTGGTTTCGTAGAGCCAGGCGGTACACAAATCCGTGTAGGTACAACAACTAACGATTCTGATGCATACAGTGCAACTGCACTACAATCCGCATTTTATGATGCTGCCGCTGCATTAGATGAAAAGGGCGTTAGCTCTGACGGTAGAGTTGCAGTACTTAACCCTCGTCAATACTATGCACTAATCCAAGAGATTGGTTCATCAGGACTTATCAACAGAGATGTACAAGGTACAGCTTTACAATCTGGACAAGGCGTAGTTGAGATTGCTGGTATCAAGATATTCAAGTCCATGAACATTCCTTTCTTAGGAAAGCATGGTGTTGCTTATGGTGGTACTACAGGAGAAACTTCTCCATCAAACTTAGGTTCACACGTTGGAACCGCACTTGATAACGCATCTGGTGCTACTACTGGTATTAAGAACGATTATGGTACAGCGGCTGAAGTAGGCGCAAAATCATGCGGGCTTATATTTCAGAAGGAGGCCGCAGGTGTAGTTGAGACTATTGGGCCACAGGTCCAGGTTACATCTAACGATGTTTCTGTAAAATAAATTGCAGCTTTAATTAGTAATAATTATCGAATAATCGGATGAATTGCTGGAAACCTAAGTCGAAAGATAAGGTAATCAGCAGCCAAGCCCTTCACGCTTGAAGGGAAGGTTCAGAGACTACATGGTGCACTAAGAACGTAGTGCGTAATACATGAACAGCGTCCGACCTCCTAACAGGAAGATGATATAGTCCGTGCCATATTGAAAAATATGGAAGACACGAATTTACCAGGGTGACGTAATCCTTGGAAGAATGGCAATGGGTGCAGACTATCTTAACCCAGCTGCTGCTGTAGAACTTTATGTTGGTGCAACTGCTCCTTCTGGGTTCTAATCAATATACACAGGGGGCTTCGGCCCTCTTTTTTTTATTTATGTAAGATGACAAATACTCCTTCTACAATTGATATCGAGACAGAACTCTCCGCAGTAAATTCAATCCTGGGGAGTATAGGTCAATCTCCTATCACAGCATTAGATTTCACTAATCCAGAAATATCATTTATATTTAATTTATTAAAAGAATCCAACATTGATGTACAAAACGAAGGTTGGGTATATAACAAAGAAAATCATGTTGAGTTTAAACCTGATTCAACTACAGGCCACATACTTTATCCTAACGACATACTAAGAATATGTATAACAAATGGATACCAGGATAGATTTCATGATCTTGTTAAAAGAAATGGTAGAGTCTACGACAAAATAGATCATACAGATGTATTTACACAACCAATATTTTGTGACGTAGTAAGACTATTTAACTTTGAAGATTTACCTTCTGTATTTAAAAGATACATAACATATAAAGCTGCAAGTAGAGCAGCAACACAATTAGTTTCTAATTCTGATTTGTACAAATTGCTAGCTGTCCAGGAGGAATCAGCAAGGGCAGCTTGTATGGATTACGAATGTAACCAGGGAAAACATACAATCTTTGGTTATCCAGAAGAAAGTTTCGTTTCACCTTATCAACCATTTAGAGCAATAATTAGATGACAAGTGTATCGCAAACAGTATCAAACTTCTATGGTGGCATTTCACAACAGCCTGACTATACGAAGTCACCTGGACAAGTCAATGACATTGTAAATGCAATACCAGACTTAACCTACGGATTATTTAAACGTCCAGGTAGTAAAAGAATATCACCATCATCAGGGTCAAATAAAGATTTACCATTACCAAATGTACAAAGTGGTGGTTCTTGGTTTCACTATTACAGAGATGAAACTGAAGGTTCATATGTAGGTCAAGTTGACAGTACTGGAACCGTAAGAATATGGAGTTGTGATGATGGAGATGAAATGACAGTTAACTACTCAACATCGTTGGGTGGTACAGAAACAAATTTAAAATCGTATTTGACAACATCAGATCCAGAAGAATTACATTTTCTAACTATTAACGACACAACTTTTGTAAACAATTCTAATGCAAATAAAACTATCTCAGTTACAGGTAAAACTCCTGATAGACCACATACGCATGCAGCATTTTTAGAACTTACAAAAGCAGAAAATGGTAGACAATATGCAATAAATTTACACGACAGTAATCAAACTGGACAAACAACCTACAACACTGCGACTAGATTAGAAATACAATCTACAACAATACCAGCAAATGGAACTCCAGGATCAGGTCATTGTCCAGCTACAGGCACAGGTGTTTTTGACAAAACAGTAGGTAATAAAACAAACCTTATATTTAGACTTACAACTAGAGGACAACAGGTAGTATCCAGTTCATATTCAGTAGCTGACGGTGCAGCTGATACAAACGATTATGGATGCACATATACCAAAGAAATAACTTTATTGCATGGTGGTGAAGGATGGACAACAGGAGATACAACTACAGTTGTCATGGAAGGATTTACATATACGATTCGCGTAGCTGACCATGAACAAACAAAAGCTAATGCAAACATAAAAGCAGTAAGGCCAGCACCAACACCTTTTGATGCAGATACAGCTGTAACTACAACACAAATCCTGGCTGGTATTTCAGCAGAACTATCAGGAGTCTCTGGTATAGGACATGAAATTATTGGTAACGGTATATATATTTATAGTGATACGGTTTCTTTTAACTTAGAAGTTGTAGATATCGATATTATGAAAGCTATTACAAAAGAAGCTAATAGCGTAGATGAAATACCTGTGCAATGTAAAAACGGATATATAGTAAAAATAGCTAACACAGATAGTGATGAGGATGATTTCTTTTTACGATTTGATGCTACAAACGGTGTATCAGGTTTAGGTAACTGGGTAGAATGTGCAGCACCAGATATTGATTTAGGTTTTAATTTAACAAATATGCCTATAACAATACAACGTACAGCTGTAGATACATTTACAGTTGCTAGATTTGGTTATGCAAATAGAGATATAGGGGATGATAATACAAATCCATTTCCTACGTTTGTAAATAGATCAATAGAAAGAGTATTATTTTTTAGAAATAGACTTGTGTTTTTATCTGGTGAAAATGTTATAGCATCTCGACCTGGTAATTTTGGAGATTTTTTCAATACAACTGCACTTACTGTTAGCACTGATGATCCAATAGATATTGCATGTAGTTCTACTTTTCCATCAACATTAATGGATGGTATAGAAATACCTAACGGTTTACTTATTTTTAGTACAGATCAACAGTTTTTATTAACTACTGATGATTCTGTTTTAACTCCAGAAACAGCAAGGTTATCTAGTGTAGCTACCTATAATTACAACCAAAAAATTTCTCCTATATCTTTAGGAAAAACTGTAGGATTTTTAGATAATAGTGGACAATTTGGTAGATTTTTTGAAATAGCAAATGTAGCAAGTAATTCACAACCTGATGTAGTAGAGCAAAGTAAAGTCATACAAAGATTATTACCAAGTGATATAGATAACATTACAAACTCCAGGGAAAATGGAATTGTACTTATTAATAAATCTAATACAGCTGACATTTTTGGTTATAAGTATTACAACACAGGTGATAAAAGATTACAGGCAGCTTGGTTTAAATGGAAGTTACCCAGGCCAATAAGATATCAATTTGTAGTTGATGATGCATATTATTTTGTAACTGATGATAAATATTTACAAATGATAAACCTTGTCCAGGAATCTACAGATCCATCTATTACTAAAGGTGATGATAACTACTTATTACATGTTGATAATTATACAACTATTACTGGCGGTACATATAATACTACAACCAAAAAAACGACATTCACTGCATCCTGGCTTAGTGTCACATCTACACAAAATGGATCATTAGTATTAATAGATGACAGTGATACACAACCACATTCTGGAAGATATGCAATACCTACTGTAGCTGGTACAACTATTACAGTTGACGGTAATTGGTCAGGCAGAACACTTGTGGTTGGATATCTATATGAAATGCTTGTAGAATTTCCAACTATATTTGTAACTAAAACACAAGGTGAAGTTACATTATCAGAAGTTACATCAAACCTTACTGTTCATAGAGTAAAAGTTGGATTAGGACAGATAGGTCAATATCAATCTAAATTAAAAAGATTAGGAAAAACTGATTTTACTCAAACATTTGAGTCAACTATTATGGATGCATATTTAGCATCAACTGCTCCACTATTAACAGAAAGAATAGAAACAATACCTGTCTACGAAAAAAATACAAACGTAGATATATTCATACTTTCTAATCATCCTTCACCAGCATCAATTAGATCGCTTAGTTGGGAAGGAGATTATACAAACAAATTTTATCAAAGATCCTAGTGTCTAAATTTATTCACCCAATAACAACAGCAGCTGCTGAAAAAGTAGCTAATAACTTGCGACCTGATGATCGCAGAGAGGTTGTAGAAGGTCATGGTTATGATCCTCTAGAACATTTACTTATGATTGCAACAGATCCAAGATGTGTATATTTTACTGTTCCTGACGGCGATATAGCTGGTTTAGCTGGTGTTGCCCAGGACGGTCAAATATGGATGTTATGTACACCAGCCATACATAAGTTTCCAGTTACTTTTGCAAGAGAATCTAAAAGATTCGTAGAAGCTAGAAGAGAAAAGTTGTTATACAACATTGTCGATGAAAGAAATAAAGTACATTTAAAATTACTCAAATTCTTAGGGTTCAAGTTTTTGAGGAAAATTATTTATGGGCCCAACAATTTAACCTTTATAGAATTTTGCCGTGTGTGCCAGCAGCCAATACAAAGCCCAAAAAAGACAATACGAAAGACAATTATTACAACGTAGAGTCCAGTGGGATACAGATAGAAATATCTGGAACATGAAACTAGCTAACTATGATTTTCAAACATCAGAAAACGTATTAGCAAGTTCAAGACAAATAGGAGCCATAAACAGAAATATGGCATTAGAAATAGAAAAATTTTTTAGTGATAACAGAGATGCTTATGTCAGCCTTATGCAAAGTATGCCTGTGGATGAAGGTAATAGAGCCAGGGGTTTTGGTCGTAAGAAAAAACTAAACAGTTATATGGCTCAAAGTAGTCGTAATGCAAACCTTAGAAGAGCAGGCATAAAGCAAGCAGAAGATTTAGGAACAGCAAGAAGAGCTTTACAAAACGCACAAAACCGTGCATTACAAGAAAGAGGATTTGGTCCAGTACCTACAGTTGCCCCTGCAAAACCTGTTAAGCCTGGATTCTTTGAAACTGTATTTCCTGTAGTACAAGGAGCTCTTGGTATTGCAAGTTCTATTTCTACATTGTCAGATAGAAACGCAAAAGAAAATATAGTAGAAGTCGGTACATCTCCACAAGGATATAAAATATATGAATTTAATTACAAAGGTGGGGACGTAAGGTTCCGCGGAGCTATGGCTCAAGATGTATTAAAGAAAAACCCTATGGCAGTAGGTATAGATCAAAATTATTTAACAGTTGACTATAGACAAATTGATATCGATATGGAGGTCGTATGAGTCAAACACCTTTTAATGCGTACAGTGCCTCAGTAGAATTTGACCCATTAGAAGGTGCAGATCTAACAGGATCACTAGAAGCGCAACAAGATAAATTAATACAATCTTTAAAAGAAAGAAATCAACAGCAATTTGAATATGAAATGGCTGCGGCCAGGCAAAAGGATCAACGTTTACAAAAACTAGCATCGTTGTCGCAATCTCTTGCACAAGCTTTTGCACCACAAATTCAAGCTCGTAAAGATAGATTATTTGCTGAAGGTCAAAATGAATTTTACAACTTATCAGCAGAAGGTAAACAACAAATAATTAACGAAGTTAACGAGCAACAACAGAACGAAAATACATTTCACGCCAGTAATGTTCTTATGGTCAACCAGGCTGTAGACAATGGTGAGATGAGTCCTATGACAGCTAATGTTGTTAAGGGTATGTCCAAAAATAAAAGGCGTGGTTTTTATGCTGCCTTTTTAAGTGATAAGGCTACACAATGGCCTATGTTTCTTAAGCAAGGTAGAAGTCAATTACGCATAGCTGTTGTTGATCCTATATCAAATGAAGTTGTAGAGAAAACATATGATGAATTAGGACATAATGATTTCGGTAATAAAAAATTAATAGATGCAGAAATAAGAAGAATATTTTTACAAGATGTACAAGATCCTGATATACAACCTCTTGCTACAAAGTATCTTTATGAGCCTATGAATCGACATGATTTAAAAGTTGCTAATGAAGATATGACTAAGTTTGAAGAACAAGAAGAAGCAAACGAAACAGCAGAAAGAAAAGATGAGATGATTACATCGATCATGAATAGAAACACTTTCGATCTTGCAGAATCTATAAGAACTAGAGGCATAGAAATAAATAGTATTCCAGGTGCGAAGGCAGAATATGCAAAAGAGTTAATTGAACTATTAAATAGTAATTCTATTGACCCAGAAGACTTAGCTGCCATGTTAAACAGTACAGTAGATATTAGTGGTACAGAAATGACTCTTATAAGTTATTTAGGTACAGCTGGATATGAGCTAGAAAACAAACTGAATGAAGCACAACAAGAATTTATAAAAAAAGAAGTTGAGTGGGGTGAATACCAGGGTGAAGCATATATTGATAATGTAGAAAAAACTTTTAATGATTTAGGCAGACCTCCTAATGAAGATGAACTTAGAGTTGCAGTAGAAGGTTGGAACTTAGATTGGGGTCCAGTACCACAAAAATTAAAAAGTATAGTTACACGCGAAGATAAAGACGATAAAGATACAACATCACATATTGATTTTCTTATAGATAAAGGACAAAGAATACCACAATATTTAATCAATAGTATTAACGATAGTAATGTACAAGCTCAATACCAGGGCCGTGCAGATAACCATAACTCAAGAGTACCAGGTGGTAACTTAACAACAGCTAGGGACAGATATATTCGTGCAGTTGTTAGAGAAAGTCTTGACTTAACAATTGGTGATGAAGATACTGGTTCTACACGATTTTTAAATCAATTTTATAAAGGCCAAGAAGTATATCAAGACGCATATGTAAAACAACTCGAACTTACAAAAGATGAAAATGCTGCACATAAAGCTGGTATAAGCGCAGTATCAAATGAATTTCAAGTTGAACTTACTGGTGAACCAGTTGCAGATGATAAAGTAAAGATATTTGCAGATGCTGAAAAAGAAAGACAAAAATATATATCAAACCAAGAAAAGAAAACTAGTGACGCAATATTGTGGTTAGACGGAAATAATAGTGATTTTACAGCTGGTGTTATCACAGGCACTGTCAACGATTTAAAAAAAATACATGAACAAAATGAGCAAGGTATAGATCCACAGATACCGCCTATATTTTACAAAATTGCTGATAGATATAAAAACTATGGTCCTGTTGATATTATTAATGCACAGTTACAACTAAGAGGTTTACCACCAATAAAAAGACCTAACGAGGAAACAAATATAGATCCAAAAGTATTACGTTTACGGAACTATAAAAGTACTCCGCGGAGACTTATTAGATCTGAAAACATGAGTAAAAACTATAACACAGATAAAGAAGTTTTATTAGCTGGACTCTGAGGGGTCAAATTTAATTATGGATTCAAATTTTCAGTTCGATCCTAACGAGATCGATACGGAAGAGATACGGCAGCAAGCAAATGATGTTGCCGATATCATCGACCAAGAAGCTGCTCGTGAGCGACAGCAACAACAAATTGAACAAACAGTAGAGAAAAGAAAACAACAAAAAGCTGAATCAGAAGATGTAAGAAATAAAAAAGATGGTGGCGGGTTTAAAGGCGTATTGAAAGAAGCACAAAGTGCAATCCAGGGCGGTCTACAAGATACAGCATCTTCGTTAGTTACTGCACCAGAAAGATTAATAGATATGGCTTCTGGAAAAATGGTTAGAGAGGGTAAAGATTATGACCCAATATCTGACGATTTTTTTGTAGATTCAGATAACCCTATAGAAACAAAAACTGTCTGGGGAAACTTACTTCGTGGCTTTGTACACTTCGGTTCACTAGCAGTTATTCCTGTAAAAGGACAAGCTGCACTTGGTATAAAGATAGGTAATCGTTTACTTAACGCTGCGGCTATTGGTGCGACTACTGACATTCTTTCTAAATATTCACAAGAAGATAATGCTCTTGGAGCAATTGCTAAAAGATATCCACAGTTTAGTAATGTCTTAGCAACTAAGGATGAAGATCACCCTGCTATGAAAACATTTAAAAATGTTATGGAAGGTATGGGCATAGGTCTTATGTTTGATGGTGCAGCTATGGCTATAGGTAAGGTGTTGAAAAAAGACCAGGTAAAAGGTCTTACAGAAGCTGTAGGTAAAAAAGAAGCAAGAGTAAAAAATAGAGAAGCTGGAGAACTAGAGTGGGCAAAACAACAGTTTGAAGAAGGAACTGATTTTCGTTCACCTAAAAATAAACCAGTTGCTGATGCACACCAGGGAACAGTAAAATCTACATCTGATGATCTAGGTGATATAGCTCGTCAACAAGACAAAGCTAGAGCATACTCAGATACAGATGGTGGTTTTGATCCTCCTGTTAGAGAAGTACAAGTAGAGAGAGCAGCGCGTACTGCAAAAGATAGTAAAGATGTAGTTCGTGGTGTATTAAAAAAATTAATGAGTTCTAGTTATTTTCAACAAACAGAACAAGCATTAAAAGCAAAAAATATTTCACTTAATGAGGCATACCAGGAATCTATACAATTCCTACAATATTTAGGTACAGGTCGCGAAGCGGCAGAACTAACACCAGAACAATTTTTAGCCGGACTAAAACGTGAAAAGAGAGATCTTGGATTTGGTGAAATAGATGTTGTTGTACCTAGACAAGCTAGAACTTTAGATTTAATTATTGGTAGTCTTATAAACGAAATAAGAGAAACAGGATTATCTGGTAGAGAATTAGCAGATATTGTTGACCTACATGACGTTGATGGACCAGCAAAAGGTTTATTAGATAAATTACAATTTGCAGTTACAGAAAGAAAAAAAGCTGGATACGCAGCTGGTGCTGGACTAAAACAATTTGATTTAGCTAATCGTGGTAAACCATCTAAAGCTGCAACAGAAGAATTTTTAAATGCAAAGATAGAAGAATCAAAAGATAGTCTAAAAGCTATGTTTCAACTAGCTGATGAGCAACCTACTGATGATTTATCTAAAGCTATTTTTGAATTATTTTCTGGTCCTAAAGGTATTAATACAATAGATGATTTTGATAACTGGGCAAAGTCAACAATAAGAGGTGGTGATTTTAAAGGTAAGTTACAAAATGGACAACTAGTTAGAGAATTACAAGGTGTGTTTGTAGCAAGCACATTAAGTGGTCCTAAAACTCCTGTTCGTGCAATCTTAGGTACATCGACAGCTACATTCCTTAGACCATTATCTGCATTGGTTGGTGCTGGTCTACGTTTTGATGGACGTACATTTAGAGAGGCAATGGCTTCTTCTAATGCAATGATTGAAGCAATACCTGATGCATTTAAATTATTCCAAACAAGATTACAAAGTTATTGGTCTGGAGATATAGCAACATATTCTTCTAGATACCAGGAAAAAACTGCAAGCGATCTTAACTGGGAAGCATTAGGACAATGGGCAGAAACACGCGGTACTGATGGAGATAAAGCTGCATATAGACTTGCCAATGTAGCTCGTAATTTAAATAACAATAATTTTCTAAATTACTCTACAAAAATTATGGCAGCTACTGATGACGCATTTGGTTACATCATTGGTAGAGCAAAGATGAGAGAAAGAGCATTTGTCCAGGCTACAAATAATTTAGATGTAGGTGACTTTACAGAGATAACTCCAGAACTCATGAAGAGTTATGAAGATAATTTTTATGGTCAAATATTTAACTCTGATGGAACTATAAAAGCAGAAGCATTAGACGTACAATACCAGAAAAAAGAAGCAACATTAACAAAAGATTTAGAAGGTTTTTCTAAAGGTCTAAATGACTTGTTTGAGAAAACACCCTGGGCAAAACCATTCTTTTTGTTTGCAAGAACTGGTGTAAACGGATTAGAACTTACTGCAAAACATACACCGATATTTAATAGATTAGTCCAGGAGAATAATTTAATTAGAAGAGCAACCGCAGATAACTTAGAAAGTGTGAGACAGTACGGTATTACAACACCAGAACAACTTGCCCAGGCTAAAGCTGTTATGGACGGAAGAATTGCTATTGGCAGTTCCGTAGTATTTATGGCAGGCATGGCATACATGAGAGGAGATTTATCTGGTGATGGACCACCTGATAGGTCAAAACTTAGAACCTGGATCGATGGCGGTTGGAAAAGAAGAAGGCTTACTGTTGGTGGTGTAACTGTTGACTATGACGCAATAGAACCATTCAACCAATTGTTTGCAGCTGTAGCTAATATTGGTGACTACGCAGAAATGATGGGAGATGAGTGGGCTGAGAACCATTTACAGAAACTAGCGATTGTGATTGGTAACACTATGGCAAGTAAGTCATATCTTGTTGGTCTACAACAAATGGTAGATATGATGACATTTAAGCCTGGTGCAGTGCCTCGTACTGCTGCAAGTATTCTTAATAACGCATTACCATTGTCATCTATGCGTAATGAAATGGGTAAATTACTGAACCCATATATGCGTGAACTCAATAGTGGTATAAATGATTCTCTTAGAAATAGAAACTTATTGATGGAACCGCTTGCTGTGAAAGAATTACCAGTTAAATATGACATTCTTAACGGCCAACCAATAAAAAATTATGACTTTATGACTCGCATGTTTAACATGTTTAGTCCTGTCCAGGTTAATCTTGATTATAGTCCTGGCAGAAAACTGTTATATGAGAGTGGTTATTCAACAAGACTATCTACATTTACAGCACCTGATGGTACAAATCTAAGAAGACAACCAGCTATAAGATCAGAGTTTCAACGTGCTATTGGTACACAGAACTTAGAAGCAAAACTAAATAAATTAGCAAAAAATCCAAAAATTTTAGCATCTATAAAACAAATGAAAAAAGATGCATATTCGATGAATCGTGATTTAGATCCTAATAAATCTTATTATCATCTCAAAATTATTAATAAGCTATTTAGAGAAGCTGAAAGAGTTGCCTGGGCACAAGTATCACAGAAACCAGAAGTACGCGCGTTAATAGAAGAGGCAAGAAAGCTTAAAGTAAGGCAAAGAAGAAAATTAGAACAAACTAAGACATATCAAGATTCAATTAATCCACTCCTAAATATATACAAATAACATGTCGGAAACATGGCGGTACAAACAACTGAAGAATTTAAAGATGGAGGATCTACCACCTACTCCACAACAATTGAATATTTAAAGGAAAGTGACATTAAAGTAAGAGTAAATGGAGCTTTACAAGAATACATACAAGGAGCCGTAGCTTTAGCTACTGGTCAATACACCGTTAGCGGTACAACCGTAAATCTTGGACCTGGCGTACCAGCTGGGATAGGTAACGTACATATTTATAGAGAAACAGATGTTAATACAGCAGCAGCAGTGTTTGCTCCTGGATCATCTATAAGAGCAGTTGATCTTAATGCCATACATGATATGGGTAGATTTGCTGCTGTTGAACATAGAAATAAAATAATTACAGCAGATATAAAAGATGGACAAGTTACATCTGCAAAGATCGAAGATGGAACTATTGTCAATGCTGATATAAATGCAAGTGCAGCTATAGATAACAGCAAAATTGCTGATGGCTTACTTAAGTCTGGAATAACAATAAACTCAGCAAACATTGTCGATGGTTCTATTGTTGATGCTGACGTAAGTAATAGTGCAAATATAAATGGTTCTAAGTTAGCTGATGCAAGTCTTCCTACAAATAAGATTGCCTCTGGAACATTACCTTCTAACGTAATTGTTACGTCAACAAACATAGAAAACGACACTATTGTAAATGCTGATGTTAACGCAAGTGCAGCGATAGCTGGTACAAAGATTTCTCCTAATTTTGGATCGCAAAATATAGTTACAACAGGAACTTCAACAACTGGCAACATCACAGTTGGCGGTAATATTACTGTATCTGGGAGTGTTGATGGAAGAGATGTAGCTTTAGATGGTAGTAAATTAGATACTATCGAATCTGGAGCAACTGCCGATCAGACTAATGAAGAGATAAGAGATGCTGTTGAAGCTGCTAGTAATAGTAATACTTTTACTGATGCAGACCATTCAAAATTAAATGCTATTGAAGACTCAGCTACTCAAGATCAGACAGCAGCAGAAATAAAAGGTTTATTCAGAGCTAATAATTCAGATAAGATAACTGACTCTGAAATAGCAACAGGCACTTTAGATAATAGATATTACACAGAAACAGAATTAGATGCTGGTCAATTAGATAATAGATATTACACAGAAACAGAAGCTGAAGCTTTATTCCTAAGACAGGATTCTTCAGAAACTCTTGCTAGTGGTGTTGCATGGTCTAACTCAGATGCAAAGGTAGCAACTACAGCTGCTATTAACGCCAGGATTATTGACCTTATAGATGAGGTTGGTGGTTTTACAGCTATTGCAAACCAAACTAGCTTTCCAACAACTAACCCACAAGGAGCTACAGGACAAGCGGCTATATTAAGTATTGCAGCAACAACTGCTACACTTACCCCTAGTGGTACAACAGTTACCATACCAAATGGTGCAGGGACAGGAAACACTGTAACTATTACAGGTGTACCTACAGCTATACCTAGTGGGTTTGGTTTCTTAGTAGAGTCAACATCTACATTACATACATATAGTTTCCATAGATTAGTTCCTATAGCAACTCAGGTTAATACTGTTGCACAAAACATAACTAATATTGTACAAGCTGGTGTAAACGTAGCTGATATAAATAACTTTGCTGATATATACATCATATCTGCAAGTGAACCTACACAAAGGAATGATGGTTCATCTTTGCAAGAAGGTGACTTATGGTTTGATAGTTCTAACGATAACTTACAAGTTTATACAGGAAGTGCGTTTTCTATTATTACGCCATCTCAAGCAGTTCTTGATGATGTAGCTATTGTATCTGGAGCTATAACATACAGCGAAGACTTAGGTTTAATTACTGACCCTGCGTCAACAGGAAGTTCTAACGGTTCACTAGATATAGTTGCTGATGCATTAGAAGATGAAGTTCAATTTACTGTTACTGTATCTGGAGGTAAATTTTTAATTGATGGTGTACAAGCCCCTGCTTTAACACTTTATAAAGGCTGGACATATACATTCGATGTAAGTGACGCATCTAATGCAAACCATCCATTACGTTTTTATGCTAATAGTTCTCAGTATTCAACTGGAGTTACTGTAACTGGTACACAAGGTAGTTCTGGAGCAAAGGTACAACTTGTAGTCCCAGAATCACAGCTAACTAATTTTCAATATTATTGTACAAATCATAGCGGAATGGGTAACACCATTACTGTTAAGGATGACCCAATAAAGACAGTATCAGATAACGTAGTAAAAATTATTGCTGCTGCTGATAACAATACAAATATTACTGCTGTAGCGAACAATGCAAGCAACATTACTGCTGTAGCTAATAATGCAACAAATATAAATGCAGTTCAAGCTAACGCTACAAACATAAACGCAGTAAACGCTAATAAAACAAACATTGATGCTGTAGCTGCAAACAACTCCAACGTAACGGCTGTAGCCAATAATCAAAGCAATATAAATAGTGCAGTTTCTAATGCATCTAATATCAATGCTGCGGTTGCAAACGCATCAAATATAAATAGTGCAGTTTCTAATGCAACAAACATAAACATTACTGCTAACAATATTTCTGACGTAAATAACTTTGCAACTAGATATCGTATAGGTTCTACAAACCCAACATCTAGCCTGGATGTAGGAGATTTATTTTTTAACACTTCTGCTAATGAATTAAGAATATATAACGGTACACAATGGCAAGGTGGTGTAACAGCTACAGGAAACTTATCTCAGGTATCTGGAAGTGTTTTTACTGGAGATAACAGATATAACGACAATATAAAAGTTAAGTTCGGTACAGACTCAGATTTACAAATTTTTCATAATACAACGGATTCAATTATAAATGCATCTGGTGTTGGAAATATAAAATTACAAGATTCTGGCAACACAAAATTAGAAGTTACATCTACAGGTGTAACAGTAACAGGATTGATATCAGCAACAACTTTAGATGGTTCAGCTGGAAATAATTTACAACTCGACTTCGGAACTCTATAAATGGCAAAATTATTAAAATTAAGACGCGGTACAACCGCGCAACATAGTAGCTTTACTGGAGCCGAAGGTGAAGTTACTGTAGATACAGATAAAGAAACACTGGTTGTCCATGACGGACAAACTGCTGGAGGACATCCTGTAGCAGCACAAGACATGGCTAACGTACCAGCTGGTACTATCCAGGGTACACAACTTGAAAACTCAGGCGTAACTGCTGGTCAATATGGTTCTAGCTCTGCTATTCCTATCGTCACAGTTGACGCTCAAGGTCTAGTTACAGCAGCTTCAACAACTGCGATTGACAGCACAACTATTGCAAACGGTTCGTCAAGCGTATCCGTAGCAAATAATGGTGCTATTACATCTAACGCTAACCACGATTTTTCTGCTGGTATTGACGTAACAGGAAATATAACTGCTACTGGAAACGTATTTACTGGTGATAACCAATATTACTATGTTGGTGATTCTAATGACGGTAGATATTATCACGATGGAAGTAACACATACCTCGAAGAAACTGGTCAAGGTGAATTAAGACTTGCATCACATAATGGCCCAGGTGTTCGTATTACTAAAGGTGCATCTGAAACATTAGCAAACTTTTCTAATGATGGAAGCTGTGAGTTGTACCATGACAATATAAAAAAATTAAACACGGTTGGAACTGGTGTTGAAGTGACAGGTAATATCACAGCAACAGGAAGTCTTGAATGTAACACCATAACTAATAAAGGAACTACACATCCTCAATTAATAATAAAGGATACTGACTCCACTGGTAATGGTGCATTATCTGGATTTAGTATCAGAGATTCTGGTAATACTGAATACGCTAGATTAGGTTTATTAAGTACTGCAAATAATCAATTATATATAGGTACAACAACAAATGAAAATGTTGTTATTCAACACAATAGTCAGGCTAAATTACAGGTAACTTCTACAGGAGCTACCGTAACAGGAAACATCAACGTTGATGGAACAGTTGACGGAAAAGACATATCAGCACTAGGAATTACTGGTACTGTTTTAGCTAACGGTGTAACCGCAACTACTCAAGCTCAATCTGATAACTCAACTAAGGTTTCTACAACTGCATATGTAAGAACAGCTATATCTGAAGCACAGGCTTTCCCATCAGGAACAAAGATGCTCTTTCAACAGACAGCTGCTCCTACAGGTTGGACAAAACAAACAAGTGGTGTAGATAACAAAGCTCTTAGAGTCGTATCTGGAACTGCTGGTTCTGGTGGTAGCAATGCGTTTAGTAATACTTTGGCATCCAGATCAATTACTGCTAACGCTGCAAACGCAACTCAAGGCGGTAACATTTCAGTTGCTAATACAACTGCTGGCGGTAACGTTTCTATTGATTCTGCTTCAACAGGTGGAACAGTTAACAGCCATACACTAACTATTAACGAAATACCTTCTCACAGCCACAGCATTGGTTTAAACCAAGGAAGAGGTACTAATACAAACTATAGAAACAACCAAGCTGGTTTAGCTGGTGTTAGTTATATCGGTGCTAACACAAGAAACTATACAAATGCTGGAAGTTTTCCCACTAATAACAGTGGTGGTGGTGGTGGTCACTCACACGGATTTACTGGAGGTTCACACAACCACAATGGTACGTTAAGTGGTACTGCACACAGCCACAACGCTACATTTACTGGTAGTGCACACAACCACAGTATTAGTGTAACTAACCTAGATATGGCTGTTCAATATTTAGACGTAATTATTGCTGCAAAAGACTAAATGAAAATTCCTTGGTATATTCATGGGAATTGGAAACTAGATTCCGCCCAACTACAAACTCTTGAAAAAAATATTTTAAAAGTAGGTGTAACACAAGAAAAAGAACAAGTTATAACGACCTATCACAATAAAGATAAAGATTTACAGGACTTGGATTTTTTACATAATTTTTATAAAGAAAGAGTTGACGAAATTGCAAAAGATCAATTCTTTTTCAATACCTCACTTATATATTTTGATTTTTGGATACAGGTTTATAACAAATTAAGTAATCATCCTATCCACGATCATTTCGGTTGTGGTGATAATGTTGTTATTTCTTTTGTACATTTTTTAAAACCAGTAGATATTTGTTTTGAATTTACTGATGAGCGGCAATCTTTAGTTCCACAACAACAAGAAGGAGATTTAATAGTATTTCCTTCTTATGTCACTCACCGTGTAAAACAGCACGACTCTAATGAAAATCGAATAGTTGTAGCTGGAAATATAAAAATTTCAAAACACATTGAATTAAGCTAATGATTGACACCACAATAATTACTGATCCTTATATTTTTATACAAGATAATATGTTATCAGAATATAAGTGTAATGAGATTATTAAAAAATTTGATGCTGACGAAGCAAATCATACTCAAGGTGCTACAGGTGCTGGTATAGATTTACTTATAAAAAACAGTAAAGATTTACAAGTTACTCAGCATAAACATTGGAAAGAAGAAGATCAAATATTTCACGATATTATTTTGAAAGGACATATAGATTACTATAATCATCTAAATAGTCCATTAGTAAATAATTTTTATAATTTTACTAACCCATCACAACGTCATGTATATAAACCTAATTGTGACGCAGATGGTACAGAATTATTAGATACTGGTTTTCAAATACAAAGAACAGAAATAGGTAAAGGTTATGTTTGGCATGATGATTTTCGACTAGATGGAGAAATGCTTAGATATTTAACTTTTATTCTATATCTAAATACTGTAGATGAAGGATGGACACAGTTTTACAATGGAAACCAAGTATCACCTGTAGCTGGGAGATTAGTATTTTTTCCAGCAACTTGGACATATGTTCATCAAGGTTATCCACCAAAACAAACAAAATATATTATGACAGGTTGGATGCACACACACCCTAAAGAAAAACAAAATGGCAAAAATTGAACAAGGTAAACTTTGTCCATTAATAGGCGAAGATTGTCGAGGTTTAGAATGTGCATGGTACACTAAAATTTCTGGCACTCACCCACAAACAGGTGATACTGTTGAAGAATGGGGTTGTGCAGTAGCATGGATTCCATTTTTACAAGTAGATAATGCAAAAGCAATTAACCAACAAGGTGCTGCTGTTGAGTCTTTTAGAAATGAAGTACTTAATGTAATGGCTCCTGTTGTAAATTTACCTCCAAAAGAAATTAAACTAATAGAAACAGATGACATCAATTCAAGCAACTGACGAAGATCTTTTCAGATTTGAAAGAAATTATCGTTTACAAATGTCTGATTGGACAGTCTTACCAGATAGCCCTTTATCAGATTCAAAAATAGCTGAATACAAAATTTATAGACAAGCTCTAAGAGATTTACCAGCTAATACCACAGACTTTGCAAACCCCACCTATCCTATTGAACCTAATTAATGTTTGAAATAAACAATAGAGAAGAAAAAACATATACAGTTGATAATTATAAATTTAGTGTAATTGAAGATTTTTATAAATATCCAGATCAAATTGTAAACTGGATAACTAGCTTTGAACCTGTGTGGCATAAACATATGGGAGGTTATTTTCATCAAGGTGTAGACTTTTTAGATAAAAGGCATCATCTTTATAATTGGGAACTAGAACCTGTTTACAGATTTTTACAAACAATTACTCATCAAGTTGTTGAAGAAGATTCTTTATATTTTCATGGAGATGAGCAACCAAATGAATATTTTAAAGTATCTACTAATTACACAAAATTTTTAAATAATAAATATGATAACCATTATTTTTTTCCTCATAAAGATCGTGGAAAAACATGTATTTGTTATCTAAATAAAAACAAATCTAATGGTACTAATTTTTATAAACCAAACAATTATCAAATGGGTGTAGAGCATAAACAGCACTACATACCTAAATCAGAAATGGAGGTATTACACCATATACATTCTGAATATAATAAATTAATTATTTGGGATGGACAAGAGTTATACCACGGACTGTGTATGGATGAAAAATATACAAAAGAATGGAGACTGAATCAAGTATTTTTCTTCCAACCATAGAACTACCATTACCTCTAATAATACCAAGACAGATAATTACTTATCCCAAAGCAAAAGTTCCTAGCTATATACCTATGGTAGTTCCTCCTAATAATCTGCAAGCACCAGAGGGAGTAAAAATGGAACAAGAAGAAAAAGAAAATACTGGTATGCAAAAAATAAACATACCTATTGTAAATTTAAAAATGCCTGTCCCAGAACAGGAAATACTTATAACAGCGGGAACAACAGCAGCAGTATCAGTTGCTGCCACCCTAACTGCAACGGCAGCTTTTAAATGGGCTGTCAGATTTTTAAAACCAATAATTAAAACAGCCATAGGAAAAATATGGACCACGAAGACAAAAGAGAGTGGCTAAAAGATGCAATAACTGTGTTTATTCTTCTTTGGTCAATGGTTCTCTTGTCGTGTAACTACATAAAAATACACGATAAAAAAATATTAGATTTCGATTCAACATTTATTGCTTCTATTTTTAGTTCATCTGCATATGCAATGGGTGTAAAAGGTATAGGTGGTCGAAATGGTAATACAAACGGAAACGGTACAAAAAAACTATAAATGGAAATTATTACGCCAGCTAACGAATATTGGATACACACAAAAGTAGACAAAACAGTAATGGATTATGTTTGGTCACAAATTAAATTAGCTAAAAATGATGCAAAAAGAAAATTAGTCGGACATGTAAGCAGTAGTTTAGATCTACCAGATGAAAAAAATATATTAGTACCATATATAGAAGATGCTGCAAAACGTCTAGAATATTTATATGAACCACAACTCAAAGTTCAAGATATATGGGTTAATTTTCAAAAAAAATATGAATTTAATCCGTTACATGCACACCCAGGTGTAATTAGTTTTGTTCTATGGATGCAAATACCTTATAAATATGAAGATGAATGTAAAACATTTCATACACAAAATGTAAATGATAAGCCTCGTAGTGGTTGTTTTAGTTTTGTTTATACAAGTATTTTAGGATTAGTAAATCATTATGATTATTTATTAGACACTGCATGGGAAGGAACACTATTAATTTTCCCTTCTCAGCTAAAACATCAAGTTTATCCATTTTATACAAGTGATGAAGAGCGTATATCTATCGCAGGAAATATTTATTAAAAACATGAAAAAATTTATTTTGCTTTTAGCTCTGTTATCACCCAGCATAGCTAGAGCCAATACAGTGACTCCTCAGTGGA